TGTACCATTTAGTATTTTGGTCGCAAGCGTTCCGAAGACTTCGCCCGCCTTGTCTACCATTGCATCGAACCCGCCACTTTTAAAAGCGTCCTGTAAGGCATTCACCATTCCAGTCGCTTCCTGCACAACAACTCTTGCCGTTCCCGTCATGCCCTGACTGATTGCGATCTGAAAGCCTTCCAGCGCAGATTTAAGGATGGTTATATCTCCCTGTAAGTTATCTAGCTGTTTTTTTGCCATCTCCGAAGCGGCAGAATATCCCGTTAGCTCATTGGTACATCCTGCAACTGCGGAAGAAAGTTTTTCATAATCGCTATCCGATGCGTTTACAATGGCAAGAAGCCCGCTCATGCCGTGCTGTCCCGCAATCGTTGCGGCATATTCTGCTTTCTGCGCATCGGTCAAGTTCGCAAAGGAACCCCTTAGCTCCTTCATAATGGTATTTAGGCTTTTGACTTTTCCGTTCCCGTCCGTCAAGGAAACGCCAAGCTTTTTAAATGCCGCCTCGGATTGTTTTGTGGGTTTAGCCAGGCTCGGCCTGATTTGCCGCCAAGAGGGTCCCCCCCGGGAGGCCCTCCTCTACGCCTTCGCCATTAGACCAATCGCCACGGCGGTATCTTCTGCGGAAAACTTTAGTGCCCCCGCAACTGGTGCTACATACTTAAATGTTTCGCCCATTAGTGATACATTTGTATTCGCATTAGACGATGCCGCCGCCATAATATCCGCAAAATGCCCGCTATCCTTTGCAGACATGCCGAAAGCGGTAAGCGCATCGGTCACAATGTCGGACGTTTGCGCCAGGTCTTCGCCGGAGGCCGCCGCAAGATTCATGATGCCTTCTATGCCATTCATCATGTCCCCTGTCTTCCATCCTGCCATTGCCATGTAAGAGAAGGCGTCTGCCGCTTCCGATGCAGAAAACTTCGTCTTTGCGCCCATTTCCTGCGCTTTTGCAGATAACTGCTCCATCTCTTTTCCGGAAGCTCCACTGATTGCGCCAACGTTTGCCATTGCGCTTTCAAAATTCATGCCCACCTTAAGAGATGCCGCCCCGAAAGCTCCGATAGCGGTTGATGCCGCTCCGATTACCTTCGTTGTTGCTTTCATAGCCTTTCCGGCGAAACTTCCAAGCTTGCTAACTCCCGATTGAAAGCCCTTTTCATCAATCGAAGTATCAAATTTTAGGGTGCCATCATATGCCATACCTTAGTCCCCTATGCCAGACAAGTCTCCGCCGTTTTGCAGAGCCTTGATTATTTCTTCTTCCTTCTCCTCTTCGTCTTTGGAAAGAGGAAGAGCATGCACCGACTGCATTTTTCGGATAAATTCCTTTTCCTTTTTGGACATATCACTATCTATCTGCGTTGCCCGGTATCCCATGATCTTTACAAATTCCGTATCAGAGGACAGCGACTTGAATAGTGCTCTGAATTTCCACCAGTGAAGTGCCGTATTTTGCAGATCAATTCCGTAATCCGCCATGAATGCGGCATAGATATAATCATCATCATGTTCAAACGAATAGATCCGGCGCTCTTCCCTTTCCTCGTCGCTGTGTCTTTTCTTTCTCCGCTTTCCTTCCGCATTGCAGGAGTAAAACCATAACAATGCCTGAATCGCTCCCCCTATGTCTTCCGGAATCTGCGGATAGTAGAGTTCTAACGCACGCATGATTTTTTCTTCGTCTGCCAGCTCTGTATCCTGCATCAGAAGTTCAAACATAATAGAAAAGCGGAAATCCGAATTAATCGGATATTCCGCCCCACTGATCTTCACTGTTTCCGGCAATGCGTCTAGTAGCATGTTCACTGTGTGGTACCGCCAAACATCGGACGAACCACACGGCTAGCCGAATACTTTTCTGTTAGGTTCTTCACCTTATCCGACAGCGAATTAGACGCCGAAGCCACTACGCCGAAGGCTTCCAGATAAATATCCAGCTTCTGCGAATTCCCAAAAACCTGCATCGCTGTTCCGGCTCCAAAGATTTCATCAAAATAATCTCTGACCATTCCGCAGATCTTACGCATCTTATCCGCCGTTGTTCCGGGCATGTTATTGATGTTCTGCACCTGATCGGAAATCTTTTTGTTCATGGCTTCATACCGTTCCATGACATCCGCATCCATAAGATCCAGCTCTAAACTGGTTCCGTTTACGTTTACAATGTCCATTTATGCGCCTTTCGTGAAAGTCTTTGTTTCTGTGTTAAACGTGCCAAGAACCGGATCCCCAACCGCATTCAGGTTTCCGGAAAGCGACATCTTGTTTTCTCCCGAAACCTTCGACACCTCTGCGGATACCGTGAACTTTCTTGCCTGATAGGTGTTTTTTGCCCCGTCCTCGTAATAAGTCGCAATGTCTGCGGTCTTCGGCTCTTCTACCTTTGTGTAAATATAAGCCCCCGCGCTTCCGGAACGTGTAAAATACGTCTTTCCAGTGCTAATAGAGGTGTCCGCCGTCTTTTTGTAATCATGTACTGCATTCCAGAGTTCAACACGGATATAATCAAACTCCGCTTCGGAACCCGTGTAATGGTTGCGCCCCACCTCGTAAAGTGCCGCAATCGCTCGTTCGTCTACGATCTGTTCCGCCTCAAACGAAAATTGCGTCTCGTACGACACAACGGAAGAGGATGCCGAAACATCGTTAACGTATTTCACACTTTCCGATTTTGCATTCGGGCTCTCGTCGATTGCCGTAAAGCCTGCGCCCATTAGTACATAATCCGGCGTGCTTTCTGTGCCAACATTCAGATAGTCGGCATATTGATGTCTCTTAACAACGTTGATTTTTCCCATTTCTATTAAGCCTCCTTGTAATAATCAATCTGTATTTGTATCTGGTACCTTGCGCTTTGCATGGATATATCCATCACATAGCCGGAAGACAGTGCCCGCATTCCTTGCACCGTACAACCTTCCGGAAATTCCGGATAGTTCTCCGCCATGTCCTGCGCCCTGATCCATTCCGCCAGTTCTTCATAAAAAGCACTGTTAGAAACGCTCTGAAGCCTGTCCATTGAATAAAATTCTCGGCTGGTGAAGGAAAACTGAAAGATGCGCTCCTCATCGCCGTTCACGTATGTTTTTACAACCGGATCAAAAACATCGGTTGTAATAGCGTATTCTATGGGCTTATCTCCAAGTGCATCAATGCGAAAGACGCCGTTTTTGAGGAGAGGACACGCAAGAAAATAATCAGCTATACCCCCTATCATCGTTTGTTCCATCCCGTGCCCCCTCTTACATACAAGCCCGAACGGCTCTTAAAATTGCTTCCTTGTTTGCTACCTTCATTCGCTCAAACCATTTTGCGCCACGCCGTGGATCATAGATTCTTGTTTCCGCCGTTTCGTAATATTGGTGTCTTGCATACGGTGCCGTATAGGAAACCTCGCCGCTCCCGATGACTGTCCCTAGATCACCGGACCTTTTCAAGAACCCCGTGCGAAGCGGGACAAGCTTAGCATCCAGTCGCAAGACTTCGCTGTCTACGATCATTTGCGCCTTCACAAAGCTTTTTCTCCGATTGCTTGCAAAACTTGCATTCCACTTCAGGAACGGCGTTGATGTCGGCGCTTTGATCTCTGAAAAATCTCTTTTTCTCCCCATCATGCACCCCCTATTCGAAGGTGTTTGATCGCATCAGACCCCCGAATTGTATTGTCTGCGTACTCCGTAACCGTAATCACTCGGCATGATTGCCACTTTGCAACGCTCTCAATATCCGCCCGTGTGAATGGATCCGGCTCGCTTGCTTCTGCAATCAAAATCAGATCCCCTTTTTGCAGTGTGAAATACATTGGCGCATTCCATGCATTATATTTCTTTTCGGGAATGTATGTTCTGTTTCCTTCTATCTCTGCTCCAATCGTGGGTATGCGAAAACGGTAGACGCTTTTATCTGTCCAGATGCCATCATTTGCGCTAATTGCTTCGCTCTCATAGTAAGACACGCCACGAATCAGGGTAGAATAGTATTTTTCCTGTCTTGTTTCCTTGTCTACAACCGCATTGAAAAGCGTTATATCCACGTTTGTTAGCATTCTTCCACCCCAAAATCCATTAACCCCGTTCGGGATAAGTACGCATAAGCCGCTTTGTAAAGCTTCTCTTCTTGCGCCTGTATCATCTCTTTTTCTCCCGTTGTTACATAGGTGACGGAATAGCCATCGTTTGATTCCGATGCGATATTTTGACCGCCTGAAGTCCTTTTTTCTGCAAGATAGAGAATATCAGCCATGGCGCAAACCGCCCGCCTAACATCATCCGTGATATTAGACGGGTTTATGCGTCCCATTGTGAAATGGTCTAATTTCTCGCTTGCTCTTAATGCAAGGCGTTCAAAGGTGAATTGCTCCGCTACGATCGTTCCACGGTACTTCCCAATATAGAAATTATGGTCTGCATAGATCATGCGCCCTCACCTCTTTTAAGCGGTCACATGTGCATAAATGCCCGCAACCTTGTTATCACGTACATCCGCAATCCCTGCCGTACGATAGCCGAATTTCCAGGCATCCGCATCCTGATTCTGATCCGGGGAGATGATCTTGTTTACCGTGTGCTTCTGGAACTGAATCACTGCCTTCTTGTCAACCGCAATAAAGTTAAGCGCACCAGTTCCGGAGAATCCGCCCGTTTTCTGCGCACCGGTTACGCCGTCATTCAACTTAACCGTCTTAAAGAATCTAGCAGAAGGTACTTCAATCACCCCCGCCCATCCTTCCAGTGCCGCACGGCTTGCCGTGGTATCCAGAGAATCAATCAGATCTTTGAGGGTGCTCTTGATAAACAGATATACCGTCCCCAGCCCTGCTTCTGCGTCTTTAATGGCGCTCTTTGCAGTCATAACTGCACTAATTGCATCCTTTCCGGTTGCCAGTGCTCCGGTTGCCGAACCAACGCCCGCATGCGAAGCATAAGCCCCGAAACGATATGCATCCAGCTCCGGAACGACCTGCGTTCTAACGAATTCAGCCGACAGAGCGGAGAACACCGGAGTCGCTTCCTGCTCATCCAGTGCATCCACAGAGAACATACGCCCCCTGTCATAGGCGATCTGCTTTGTCTCGTAACTGAAATTTACAGACCCATCCACGAAGCCCGTATTCCTGCCATACGTGGCAAGCCCGTCCATGGTCATTTTGGGAATCAAGATTTCATTTGCGTTTGCGCCCTCTTTGACAAGGCTGTTATCACCGTCCAGAACGCTAGTAAGAGAAGCCTGTTTGTATACCTCATCCAGTGCTTCAGAGTAAAATTTTCTCAGTTGAATTGTGTTTGCCATTGTGATCTCCTTTTATTTTTTGTCTACCGGAAGTCCCATCAGCGCCCGCATAGTGTCAAAATTGGAATCATTTCCACTGTCGTCCCCGCCTGTCCTTCCTACCGCATTCTTGTGCGGCTCATCCACTCCGAACAGATAGCCATCCGACTTCTTCACTGCTTCAATGGCGGAAGAGATATCTTTGCTCTGATCTTTCGACGCCCTTAAAGCGTCAAGGTCAAGCATTGCTTTTACTGCCTTCGTGTTTCTTCCCCCCGCAGAGGTAATTGCACTTGAAAGAGCATCGCTAAACGCTCGTTCCACTTCCTTTGCCGTGTACTCATCGTCCTTCTTTTTCAGGTCGCCTTGTAAGTCTGTGATCTGCTTTTTCATGGCTTCCACGTCCACACCGTCAAACTTGTTCAGGCTTTCCTTAGCGGTGTCTAGCTGACCTTTGTAATTGTCCCGCTCTCCTTCCGCCTTGGTGGTCTTTGCCTTCTCTGCGGCGATGTCTTTGCCGTTCTCTGCCATGATCTTGTCGATCTGCTCCTGTTCCAGTCCTAAGCCTTTCAAAAATTCGGTCTTCATTTGGTTGCTCCTTTCGC